ACGATGACACCTCCCACTATGGCCGGATTCATTGGTATACATTACGTGTACAAAAAAAATATCTACTGATCCTCGAGGTTGCAACATTCGTAATCGAATTTGTACTTACCATCCTTCTGCACGAACTGGAGTTTCGTCATCGCGCGTCCACTGTCACAATTAGCGATGACGTTATTGAGATCTTCGTTAAACGTTCCGTTCTCACCGGTGACGTCCACGGACTTCTTCACACACGACGCCTTGTTGATGGGTGCGTTGTGACACTTATATTCGGTGCGAATTTTCGAGCCGTCGTTCGATTCTTGGAACATGTATCCCGCGATGCCTTTGCCACCGCAATCGATGTTCATGATGTCACTGTACCCTTCCTTCCACGGCTTTGACAATTCCGTGTACCTCGTCCTCTTCGAGTCCACGCCCCCCTCGAGGCCCTGCACGCACACGTTGTCGAAATGTCTTTTTTGCACGGGTTGTCCCTTGTGTTTGTGTTGCAGTAACCGGTGAAAGTTCATGACCCCTCCGTCGCCACACGAGGCGCCCATGTAATTCATGCCCCGCATGCCTCGACCCTCGCGGTGGAGGTTGAGCATGTGCATCTGCGCGCGCACGGATTTGAGGATGCGATATTTTCTCATGAGATAGTTTTCGATGCGAGCATATTCGGACGAGTCCAACTCGCGATCGTAGAAGATGACCTCGGCGATGTCGAAATCACTCCCTTCATTTTCAAACTGACCGTAGTTCACGGTGAGTTGAGACGGAATCATGGCGGAATTGTTCGTGAGACCGGAACGCGTGAGGCCGTTGTATCGAAGGAGGTGCTTTTGATCGGTGTGCACGCAAAACGCGTCCGCGTCTTGTGGACGCATCCAATGCGCGATGTACCCGGAGCCGTCTCTGTAGGCGGTGCCGACGTGCCCTTTTCTGAATCCCGAAAAGAAATTGTTGTTCGTGCCGTCGAAGATTCTGTCTCGCGTCGACCCCCCGTACCTGGCGACGGTGAACAGGGTGTACTTTCTTCCGGTGGACATGCACGCGGATGGGAATTTAAACCCGGCGGAGGGTCCGCCGAAGACGTACTTTTGATTATTGGAGGAATCATCCGAGGTGACATCGAGGGCGCCCTTCACCTCCGTGACGTGATTGTCTTTACCGGAGAGATCTTTCCATTGATTCTCATCGGCGTTCCAACTCTCCCCGGTGAACAACCCAACGCACCCTGGAACTTTCGAGGGATCGTCGACTTTGGGGGCGTCTTCGGGAACATCTTCCTTCGTGGTCTCCTGTTCCTCCTTCTCTGCCTCGTCCTCCCCGTCCTCCTCTCCGGCGACTTGTTGAGGATTTTCATCGGAAGGGCCGACGACGTCACCGGTGGGACCCTCGACTTGTGCGTCGTCACCCTGGAGCACAAAAAACAGGATGACACCGATGACTAAAAGTATCACGATCCCGATCACTGCAAGATTCATTTACATTTAACATATATTTTTTTGATAAAGGGAAGACTCGAGATCTCGAAAAGGATGAACGTGTACACAGATGGAAGCGCGTTGGGCAATCCCGGCCCCGGGGGGTGGGCGTGCGTCGGCCCTGGGTTCGAACTTGTCGGGGGTGCGAAGCGCACGACGAACAACATCATGGAGATGACCGCCGTGGCCGAGGCCCTTGAAAAGTGCGTTGAATTGGGTGTCGACGACGTGACCGTGTACACCGATTCCATGTACGTTCGGAACGGCATCACGAAATGGATACACGCGTGGAAACAAAACAAGTGGAAGACGTCGAAAAACGAACCGGTGAAGAATAGGGAATTGTGGGAGAGAATCGACCTCCTTCGGGACAGCCTAAAGAGCGTGGAGTGGCGATGGGTGAAGGCGCACAACGGTCATCCCATGAACGAAAAGGTGGATACGCTGGCGAGAAACAAGGCGACTGAGATTAAAAATATGGACATGTAACATGAGCGAAAACTGGGACCACCGGTCCGAGGATCTTCTGAAGGAGTGGAAACAAAAGGCCTCGGGGTACCGTTGGCTCCACACGCACGCCCGCATTCACTACAAGAGCGTCTCCGACTGGATGTCCTACCCGTCGATCATCATAGCCTCGATCACGGGGGTTGGTGGATTCGCTGTAATAAATCCCACGAGTACCGAGGAAGTTCCCGAACACGCGCGTTTTTTTCAAGTCGTCTTCGCGACCCTGAACGTCTTGGGGGGTGTTTTGAACAGCATTGGCAAATTCAGTCAGAGCGCGTCTCTGGCGGAGAAACACAGTGAGATGAGCACGGCGTGGTCGAAATTGTACAGGGCGATCGACATGGAACTCTCCCTCGACCCGAAGCACCGTGAGAAGGACAACATCACCGATCTCGTTCGTCAGTTTCGACAGGAATACGACAGATTATTGGAGGAGGCCCCGGACATACCGTCGTGCAGTATCATCGCGTACCAAAAAAAATTCAAGGACGACGAACGCGCCAAACCGGACGTCGTCAACGGTCTCTCACCGGTGATACGCGTGAAGAGCGAAAACACGCTTCGAGACATGGTGCAGCGATGGAAATCAAACATCCTCAGTCGCGCGCCATCCGAAGAAGTTTCCGCACACCCAGCACAAGTACTATGACGACCAAGACATCGAAAGTAGTGATTTCGTAACGAAAGACACGAAAAAGTTTATACCACAAGGCGTGACACACGTTTTTCTCACCCCTGTTTCCCCTCACGTCCCGTAAAAACGTCGGACACGTCGTGACGTTTTTCCGGTTCGTGCTCATCGACCCCGACATGGTGGCGTCCTCGTCCGTCCAGAAGGAGTTCTGCACGTCCACGCGTTTCCGGAGACCCCGCACGTGGTTGGTGTCCATGTCGTATTGATAATCGAATTTGTGGCGGAGAATTTTCTCGGCACCCTCCCTCGTGACGAAGTAGGCTGCGGCGGAGGCGGACATTCTCCCCGGCGCCCCGCCACCCCGCGGACAGAGGCCGTCGCAGTGGAGGGAGAGCATGTCCCACCCCCCGGTCTCGGCGATTTTCTGGAGGTCGTCGACGTCCACGAGGGGGAACGCGTCGTCCTCGAGGATGAGGGCGACGCGTCGTGGATCCGTCTCGAGGAACGTTTTGAGGGCGACGAGGTGGGAGTAGGCGCACGCCATGTTGGAGTGGGGCATGAGGCGTCGAGCGTGGCGTGCGAAATGTCGTTCGATGTCTTCCTCGGGGATTTCATCGTGGGTGAACGCTCTGATCCGCACGGGGAGGATGCCCACCTCCCGGAGACTTTTGGACTGTGCGTCGAACCTCGCGCCCTGGGAATCGAGGTTGATGACGTACGTCGTGAAGTGCATCACCACTTTATTTAATGTCAGATATTAACTCTTCCACGTCCCGGTAATACCTCCGGAGATCCTTCATGAACCTTTTGTTGTTCTCGAGAACCTCACACGCCGGTTTATTTTTTAAAATCCACGCCAAGTTCGCCTTGGAATACTTTGTCTCCTTTTGATTCGGGGTGGGTTTCCTCGGTGTGACTTTTTTCACCCGTTTGGACGTCTCCGGAAGGGGTTCGACCCTCCTGGTGTAGGACAAAGCCTGGAGCACGGTGTCCGCGAGGTCATCTTTTTTCTTGGATTTCGTGAACGTCTCTATCCAGTCCGTGTTCACACCACCGGTGTGTATGAAATCCCTGCACCTCTCGATGGCGGTGTTCTTTCGCTTCCTGTACAGGGTTTTCCCCGAACCGGCGACGTCCGGTACTTTGTGTCGAGCGTCGTAGAGGATCGTCTCCGCGTGCGGGCACTTGATGACGAAATAACTCTGGAGAAAGTGCATCACACTCACCATCTTCTTATTCCTATCCGGTTGCTTCTCTATGAGGACGACGTCCGCGGTGAGGACCCACGGGCGTTCGTCCAGATGTTTTCTTAAGGAGACGAACAAACCGTCTCTGTGTTCCGGTGGGACACCGCTAACATCCCACTGTTCTATCCGGTTATCGGACGTTTCGTTGAGTAAACACATGGCGAGATTTCGAATACCGACATCGATACTTAAAATCATTACACAATGATGTCGAGTTGTTCTTTAATTAGATTTATTGTTCCCACCCCCGCCGGCGACGAGGAGGAGGAGCATGAACGCGCAACACATGCACACGGACGCGACGATGGTGGCGATGCCCACG